CTCAAGTGAGCACGCACTTGGGTCAGGTTTCGGTGCCAAAATCAAGGTCTTAAGTCCAGGCCTTGGCCTCTCGTAGGTGGCTACTTCTGGCAAAATGTTTACTCGCAAGCACGATCTGGTGGCTCCGTGCCCCGTGTGCGAACGCAACTCTTTGGCGTTTATGACGAAACGCCATTGTCCAAAGGGTGCATGGAAGGTTACCTTCGATGTTCCTAAATGTTCTGCTTGCACATTTTTCCCATGTGTAACAGGATATGAAAAGACGGTTTGTCTCTATCTGACAAACCATGAGTTCATTTCTATGGATACCGCCTACCGCAGGTCTGTAGCATCAATGAGTAAGGAAGCAATCACCCATGGAAACTTGGAGGCTGCTACTCAGCGATGTATTGCAGAGTTGGAAGATGACCATTCACCAGTCATTCGTTACATCATCAACACTTTCGGACCGTACGCATTCGCGGAACGTTATTCAGGTAGGGAAGTGGTGAAACGTACTGGTTGGTTAAAGTCTTTCTGTGGGGCGACAGGCATCTTGGCAAGCTTTTGTTACAAACCTGTGCGAACTCTTGCTTATGAATCATGGCAGATGGTACTTGGTTTGGATAAACGTGAGAAATGTTTGCTCACATGCAGTTTGTCATTATCTTGGTTGTTGTATTATACCCAATCAATGAGTTACAAGGGCGTCCGCTTTGAGTGGATCCAACCCTTTACTGTCGATGGCGTGTCGTCTGGTGGTAACACTTTTCAATCATTGTTGTCTTGTGGCAGCAAGAATTGGAAACATTGGCTCAGTAACAACAGGAGCAACAAGCCTGAGGATCCGAAGGAAACAGTGATACCTGTTACCGATCCTATGCCTGGTGATCCTGTGTATGGAACCTTACCGGATGGTACGGTCACCTCGGTGTCTCAAGGGACTCAAATTGCTGCTTCAACGAACCATAAGATATTGTATGCTGATACTGTTGGTAACGTTGAACTTGGTCGTGTCGAGCGCATTGAAAAGAAGAAAACGAAATTCAAGTGTACGAAGGCCGACCGCAGAGCAATTGGCAACCATGTCAGTGCACTTCTTGAGAACGTGTTTACAAAGAAAGCAGTTTCGAGTGCATTAAGGAAATTTGGTTTGCTTGAGCTAATGAAGAGTAAGAAATGGACTGATGGTCGTTTGGAACAGGCTGTAATCAGGGCCAACACAATGGTCACTGATAAATTTCCTATTAGTGTACAGGTGAAGAATGAAGGCATGAATCCAGATAAACCTCCGAGGATGATCATAGCTGATGGAGACATCGGACAGATATGTGCATTGGCTGTCACTAGCATCTTCGAGGAGATCATGTTTTCCAAATTCGAGAAACGTTGTATCAAACATGCAAGTAAGCAAGAAGCAATGGATCGCGTTCTGAGCGAACTTGCAAAGTTTGGCAATGAACCGCATTCGTATGTAGAGAATGACGGAAGCGCATGGGACACAACTTGCCGTCATGATATCATGACTATGATTGAAAAACCCGTATTCGAAAGGATCTGGAAGCATATGCTTGCTTGTGGATGGGTGGATACTGGGTTAGAGAAAATTCATGCGAAAGTAAATTACGACGAGAAGTTTCGTGCGGTCAAACGTACGAAGAAAGCGCTTGGTGGCGAGAGCTTTGTTGTAGTTTTCGAGTGCATGCAAAGATCCGGCAGGCGTCCCACATCTTCTTCTAATTTTC